TGGGGTTGTGAGACGCACCGCATTTGCTAGTGGAACTGGGAATATCAGTGCATCCGGTAGCTTGACAGCAGGAGCTACGACGGTCGCTAGTTTATCCGCTGGGTCTGGTGCTATCACTACAACAGGTAGTTTATCGGCAGGAGCTACTACAGTGACAAGTTTATCTGCTGGGTCTGGTGCTATCACTACAACGGGTAGTTTATCGGCAGGTGCTGCTACAGTGACAAGTTTATCTGCTGGGTCTGGTAACATTAGTACAACAGGTAGTTTGTCGACAGGAACTGCAACAATTACCAGTTTGAATGCTGGAGATATCACTACAACCGGTAGTTTGTCAGCAGGTGGTGCAGTGATAGAATCATTGAGTGCACTTTCTGGGTCAGTATCCAGTTTCAGTAGTGACTATGTTACAGTAAATGCTTCTTTAACCTCTCCTGGGTCTATCACTACCAATAGTTTATCAGCCACGTCTGCGAATATTACCAGTGTATCCCTTACCAATATTAATGGTTTGAAGTACTTTGCAGGTGGTGCAAGAGGGCGTACCTTTCAATTGAATTACTCATCTGGAACAGGGTTTACGGTGACTACCTTCAAAACTGGATTTAACGCTAATCAATTTGGACTTGCGATTGATAGTGCAGGAATTGTATATGCAAGTGACAATTATCGTATTCAGAAAATCACTTCAGACGGCACAACTACATTACTAGCTGGCTCTCCAACAGTTGGAGGTACTACTGATGGAAATGGATCAGCTGCGAGGTTCAATATTATACGGGCAATGACAATCGATTCTTCTGGTAATCTATATGCACTCGATGGATTAAATGGTGAAAGAATCCGTAAGATCACATCTAGTGGAGAGGTCACTACAATTACAACAGGTTTACTTAACTTTTCCGACGGAATTACGGTAGATTCTTCAGGTAATCTATACACAGTCAATTATAATGCTAATTCGATTCAGAGAACCACACCCGGTGGTACCATTACAACCTTCGCTGGAGGAAATGGTTCTGGAAATGGAAACGGAGTTGGGACTCAAATACAGTTCAATTTTCCTACTGGAATCGTCATTGATTCTGTAGGTAACTTATATGTAGCCGACCTAAACAATCATCGCATTCGTAAGGTGACTTCATCGGGTGTAGCGTCTGTATTCGCAGGAAGTGGAACACCAGGTAACACGGATGGAATCGGTGTATTGGCTACCTTTAATAGTCCATATAAAATCACTATCGATTCGACATCAACCAATTTGTTTGTGTTTGACAATTACAGTGTCCGCAGGATCGTGATTGCTACAGGTCAAGTGACCACACTCGCAGGTTCTGGAACTGTTGGAAGTTCAAACGGAGTAGGAGCTAGTGCGAGCTTCGGTTCAACTTATTCAATTGCAGCAGCACCTAGTGGAGAACTCTATGTATCCAGTAGTTCAGGTATCCGCAAGTTAACTTCTAAAATAGACGCTACTTATGCGTCTACTACACTTACAGGTGGGTCCCTATCCACTGAATTTGACCCACGTACAGGCCTGGCAACTATCACTGTTCCGGGTGGTACGACCAATGCTAAAGTTGTGAGTTTCTCTCTACCCGCAAGGTATCCGTCTATGTCTTCTATTACGGGTGAATGGATTCTCGGTCTCTATGCTACGGTAGGAGTTCCGGCAAGTCCTGCAAGTTTTTACTTTGAAATTATGGACGGAAGCACTGTTGTGGTAACTGGTAATACGAGACCAACGTCTGTGAATCTATCTTCACCTTTGCAATTGTATACGGCTTCACTCTTTGTTCCAGCACGCACGTATAGCTCTAGTGTAATTCTCAACCTATATGTGACTACACAGGCTTCAAGTTCGTTGACTCTTGAATTTAGTGGTTCTACCACCTCATCCTATTTGAGTACAACCATTCAACCCTATAATGATATTTTGACTGCGAACGAGTATCGATTTAAGTCCTCTAGTGGAATACTACTGAATTCCAATGGATTATCAGCAATTACTGCAAACCCTACTCCAATACTTCAAGTCGATGGTTCTGCAAGTATTATAGGTAATTTGACTGTGGGTGGAACCGCCAATATTACAGGTGTAACGACTGTGAGCAACGATGCGACAATTATGAGTAACTTATCGGTGAGTACTACAATTCGTAATGCAACGGGTACGAATTCTGCACCTACCTACACGTTTACAGGGGATCTGACGACTGGAATGTTCAGACCGGCTGCCAGTAACGTAGCGTGGTCTACTAATGGAACTGAACGAATGCGAATTGATCAAACTGGACAGGTAATGATTGCGAAGACAACAGCATCCTATCCACTCGATGTGAATGGAACTACGAGGGCAACGGATTTCATTGCTACCTCCGATCGACGAGTGAAAACAGACATCCAAACCATTTCCAATGCGTTGGACATCGTGAAAGGGCTTCGTGGTGTGTATTTTACACGTACAGGTGAGACGCAACGTCAAGTCGGAGTCATTGCACAGGAAGTTGAAGAGGTCCTTCCTGAAGTCGTTCATACGAGTTTGGACGATCTAAAGAGTGTATCCTATGGCAACATAGTCGGTGTCCTAATCGAAGCTCTGAAAGACGTTTCCAAACGACTTGAAAAAATGGAGAACAAATAGTAAATGTCGGGGAAAGTTGTCCCAACTAGCGGGGACATACAGTTCTTAAGTAATGTGAATTCAAATGCAGTATGTCAAGTATTTGGATTGGGAGCAAACTCTTCCTTCTCTTCACTGGTTGGAACTGCATATAATCCCAATGTTAATACACTCTATCTAAGTACAGATGCCGCACCCACTGTACCTGCATTGTCTTCTCTGAGTTTGAGGTTCTTTGCTGGAGCTTCACTCTTTTTGACAAGTCCAAACAGTCCAACACTTAGTTCCATCACTACATCTGGAATTACACCGACACTTTCGGGTGGAAGTGGTAGTTATTACGTTGCTCTCGGAACAGCTGTGGGAGGGTCTAATGTACTGAACTGGACTGCGGCTACCTCTGGAACTGCGATTTCCACAGCGTTAACTGCTGGAACTTCCTATTATATTTCAGCCTTTACATCAAACCTAACAACAACGACAAAGAGTCGAGTTATTAGAAATTCAACAGTCTATACTCCATTAGCCGCTCCTGTTATAGCTAATTTTACTAGTTTACCCAACAGGACTACCCAGAATATTACAGTTAACTGGGCGGCTGTAACGGGTGCGACAGTCTATGATGTGCATATAGGGACAACTGAAGTTGCGCGTGATGTTACAACTACTTCCAAAGCCATTGATATTTCAGGTTACACAGGGGGTGTTAAAGCTGTAAAGGTACAAGCTAGAAATGCAATCAATACATCACCGTTTTCAACTACATTAGAGTTTTTCTTCACTACAACTCCTGTCAGTACTACACCTAGTGTAACCTTTTCAAGATCTACTACACATTCGATTGTTGCCGTAGGCGCTGGAGGTGTAAGTGGAGCTGTATCGAGTGGCTGGACCGCTGGAGCTGGTGGACCTGGTGGAATTGTATCGCTACAATCCTATGCGTCACGCAGTACCTTGTATTATAATGTAGGCGGATCAGGCGATGGTGGAGCGAGTTATTTTAGCCATGGTAAAGGAGGAGGTGCAACTGCAGTGTATACAGAAACTCCAGATACAATTGTAATTGCCGGTGGTGGAGGTGGAGGTGGTACGATTTATAACCTTGCTTTAGGAACGGATGATTTCGATTGGCGCAATGCGATTTGTACACCGGGTGGTGGAGGCGGTAATGGTGCTTTTGCAAACGGTTGGGATGGAGGCTCATCCAACGTTTCTCAAACAGGTAACCAAAATGGTTATTCATACTACTTCTATAGCAGTTTTTATGGCGGTTATGGAGGAAATCAATCGTCTGGAGGTGGGGCTGCACCCAATGGTACATACTCAAACCCATCGGGTATTTCATTTTTAGGTGTTTACGACTATAACGTGAACGGGTCATATTCATACCCTCCTACCGCCGGAGTTAATAGTAGTGGAGGAAGAGGAGGAGCTCTCTATTGGTTTATGTATTGTGTTGGTGGTGGAGGAGGAAATGGATTCAAAGCAGGCGGAGGTGGAGGTGCGTCTACTGGAATTGGTGGACAGCATAACGGTTATGAGGAGTTTGTTGGATGGCCTGGAGGTTATGTGGGCGATGCTGCACGAAGGGTTGTTGCTGGAGCGGGTGGCGGAGGAGGAGGTAGTTCATGGGTCAATGGAGGTCATGGTAATCCCGATGGAACTGGAACACATGGAAGCGCTAGTGATAGATCAGGTCTTGTGTTTATAGCACAACGAGTGTAAAAAAGGGGTAAGGGTTGAGTGAAGTTACTCCATCTTCATCTCGGTAAAGGCAGCCATTCCAACAGTTCCGACTGGCTTGTAATTAGTCCACTCTTGTGTGGATTCGTTGTACACTCCTTCACCCTCGTAGACTCGTTTGGTCTCGGGGTTGACGAGGTAGGTCTTGCCGTTGAACTCTACCTCTGTGAGCTCGGCTTCGACTTTGCCGTCTGAGCGTGACGCTACGAAGTCAGCTACATGAGCTTCTGTGGTCTTGGCGTGGAACTCCTCATTGGTGAGACTGTTGACGTATTCGAGCAGCTGTGGTTCGAGTTCCTTTGCGTGCTCCTTGTCTGCGGCTTTAAGGTGCTTGCGCCAGGTTGGGTCGATTTTAGCGAGGTTGGCGTTCTCAGGAACTGCGGCCTTCTTGGCTCTGGGCTTCTTCTCCTTGGCGGGTTCAACCGGAGCTGGTGCTTCGACTGGAACAGGGACGACTGGAACAGGAGTTTCAGCCTTCTTAGCGGCATTCGCAGCCTTCTTGGCTTTCATTGCGGCTTTGGCTTCTTCGGTCATGGGTCCACGCTTCTTGGTGGGTGTAGGTGGATCTGCAGGTGCTGGAGCAGGTGCTGGAACAGGGACAACTGGAACGGTAATGTGAGTGCTTTCGAGTTCGGCTTCGGGAAACAGTTCATTCATGAGGAGTTGGATGAACTGGTCACGAGATTCAATGGCGGTCTTTGTATCTTCGTGGTTGAGAAGAGGGTTCTCCTCGGAGACTTTGATGATTGCTGAGATGATGAGTTGCTTGATAGACATTGTGTATTGAGAGGGGGGAAGTTAGTGTGTCTGAACAGCATGAATCCGTTTTGAAAAGTTCGCAAGAGCAAAGTCAAGGCCGAGGTCAAGAGGAACCCTAGGGTCCAACTTTCAAAAACGGATTTATTATCGTCAGCCAAAGCTACCTCCATGGCTAATAAGACCATATATCGGCTGGTACCCGCAAAGGCCCGTGTTGGAGTCGACACACGTAAAAAGGAGAACTCTGTAGCACCTCGAGGGGCGCTCAGGGGAGACAATCTGTCTGTGGAGAAAATTACAGAATTAGGGCGTCCCGCCGCGATAAACTGGGACAAAGAGGACATGCGTCCATGGGGAGATATTGCGATGAACTTTACACAGCCGCTGCTGAATGAAGTTCCTCATAAAGTGGTGGATGTCGAGTATGAGCTGTACTGCGACATGGTGGCTGAGCCATGGAAATATGGCGACAACCTCGAAGACTGGATTGAGTTGGACGCAAAGCTTCGTAACAGCGACAAGGTACAAGCCTTCTGGGCAGAGAAGGCAGAACGAGAAGCCAAGGAACTTGCCGAGGCCCAAGCTGTCTGGCGAAAGATGTTCAAACCCATCACAAAGAAGTGCGCAGAGATTGGAATGAGCTTCTCCATCTGGAACTATGTGCTTGCCTACAAGGCTCGCAGGAACAACGCAGCCATCAAGATTCAAGCACTCGTACGTGGACGCCAAGCGCGAAAAAGGATTCCACGAGCCAAGTGCGACTACTGCTCATTCCCGTGCGACGCCTACTTCTGCAACTCCGAATGCCGCGTTCTCTTCGAGCGTCAGAGTCGTTAAGTCTTCAAAACGGAATTCGACCTCTGCGTCGTTTTTCCCTGTATTCACAATGTATAGCATCCACAACGCAGTAGACGACATGATTCAGGACATGGATATCGGAGATCATTATAGGGCAGAAATCACTGAAGACGGTAACGCGCACATCGTTACAGTAACGGCTATTGTTAACCCACGTAAACAAGTTGCCTTTGGAGTTGGTATGGAGAACGAACGAGTTCGCGTTCACATCGTCTATCAAAGTCAGATGTCCCCACTGTTCGCACAGTTGATTCTTGAGAACCTTGCCATTCAATTGGATCCCGACTACTTCATGTAAAGAGTTTCCTGTTTTTTACATAATGGGACTGATTCGGTATACGACGTCAGTCGATTCGGATGTCGACTATGACCCGCGTCAATTTGCAGAGGAAGTCGCAATCTATTTAGCAGACCCTGAGGGTTGGGCACAATGGCATACGTTTGTGGTTGGAAAGGGAAAGACCATTCGGTTATCGTCTCCACATACTTTGAAGGAAGGATGTGGGGATGATACACTTTCATGTGCGACCTTGGGTGGAAACGAGATTTGGTTGAATGCAAAGCGATGGATGGAAGGTGCTGCTCCTTCCAAGTTACCCTTGGAACGATACCGGCAATACATGGTGACGCATGAAATGGGTCATTCGTTGGGATACGAACACGCAAAATGCTCTTCAGGTCCAGCACCCGTCATGATGCAACAAACCTTAGGGATTGGAAAGTGTTCTCCAAATACTGCGGTTACACCGACAGACCTTACTCGGTTACTTTCAAAATCATCACGCCGCTCACAATGAGTGCAATCGCAATGAAATCGTGGAAATGCATCACTTCCTTGAACAACAAGATACCCACAGTGGTTGTCGCCATCACAGACAATCCGGACCACAATGCGTTGGTCATCGCCATACCTGTGTTATTCATTGTGAATCTCAACAGGTACCCTACTGCTGTATAAAACAACACACCGACCGCAAAGAAGGCTGAGTTGTCGATACTACGCTTGAAACAGCTCATGGCGAGTGTCTCCAATAATACGATTAAGAGCACATACCAATACACGCGTGGAATACCCATTTATGTAAAGGTGTGATTTATTGCATGCGAGTCGATGCGTCACGAAGAATGAGTTTAGTGTCCATTGTGGCGGGTGAGAAGAAGTTATCCACTACCTTTTTGACTACTTTTTCATCGAAGGGCTTGCATGAAAAGACATCGAGATAGATATCATCGGTTTCCTCAACAAAGTGTGCGCAAATGTTGGAGGTCTCAATCAACTGAACCAAGGTAAATCCCTTCTTGTTACCGGTTCCAAACATCACAATCTCAGGCTTTCCGTAAGGAACCATATCAATTTGGTTCACCAATGTAGAGGTGAACACACCAATGTGTTGTGCAGAGCGAATCGAGGCAGGAATGCAGTTGCGTCCGTTCAAAATCAGATGGTATCCCCAATGAGTCATATACTATTAGGACATTTAATTGCTGTAAGCCAGTCCACCCATACCGCTCATGATGCGGAAGATGTTGTAGTTGACGGCATACATACGGAAGTTGTAAGGGTAGCTCTTGCTTGGGTATGAACCTGGATCACCAATCTTGCTGTCGTAGACCAAGGTGGCGGTATCAATGCGAGAGAAGTTGCAAGTGCCGGATGGCTGGTGCTCCTCGGGGCTGATAGCAAAGGAATACATGTTGATTGGGTTAGGAGCTGAATTTGGAACGACTGCAGTTTGACCGATGAAACGGTTAAATGCACCACCTGTGTGGTGTTGGTAGGGTTGAACCTTCCAGAAGTAGTCGCCATATCGCTCATCAAATCGGTCCTGTCCGTTGAGTTGGATACGAGCACGATTGACAATATCATCGTAGGTGAAGGGTTGTGTATACTTACCACCGGATGGAAGTGAGCAATCCGTTCTACGTGCATCTTGGAAGACCCAGATGAGCTCCTTAACTGGGTGGTTCAAGGTCAAGTCAATGCGTCCAGAACCTGTTGTAATGGTTTGCTGACCGGAGTATTGAAGTTGCTCAATCAAATACTCATGGCTTGCCTGTGCAAATCGTCTGCGCTCCTCGACATCCAAATACACATAGTCAAGGTAGAGTGCCATGTCTTTGAGTGGAGGAAGTGCAGATGCGGC